ACATCACCAACTGCTAGGTCTACCTGAATAGACATGGTATCGTAATAATTCGCGCCAGTGACAGCGACATCGTATTGTTTCTTGTTGGAAACTCCCAGTATGTCGGCATCAGTAGTTCCGTTCTTAGAAAACCCCCAGTAAAGCGTATGCTCACTTGATCCGGCTGTAGCGAGGCTAAGTTGACCGAAGATATTATATTTTCCAGCCCTGGCTACTGTGATACGGTCGTTAGCATGGTCTAGAGTAATTCCAACCGCATACGAATCATCTCCATCGGCCCATGTAATCTTTCGATAGGCCGAAGTTCCTGAAGTGCTCCGAACTGCAACGCTTTGAGCGACACTTTGCTCCACCCGAATACAGTGTGGCGTGTAGTATTTCCCAACGGCTATCCATTCGTAGTTGGGCTGGTTGGTATAGGCACAAACGACCTCGAGGAAGTCTCCCTCCACATGCAGGAACCGGTTGGAAGCATGGTCAACATGAGCCGATCCGCCATCCGTGACTGTTACCTTGTGGGCATTCGCCACTACCTTCTTGATCAGGAACCTCATACCAAGGGTAGCCTCGGCTGCCGAGGGAAGGGTGATGGTGATATCCCCAGAGCTAGGGGAAGCCAGGATCACACTGTCCTGAGCCGTGACAGTATAGTTGGCAGTCTTGATGGCAGTGGTATAGGGGATGACTGAGGCAGGTTCTGCCACGAACACACTCTTTGTGCCAGCAGACCAGCTTACCTTGGCATCGCTATTACTTGATGCGAGGATGGTATTACGAGCCAGGGTTGTACCGGAGTGGGTGTACTTGCCTATCCCCACCTCCCAGTTGGTGCCATCTTCAATGACATAATAGGTGGAGTTGCCATCTCCAACCCCATCGCCAAAGGACTGGAATCCAGTAGCGGCACCAGCAAGGGTAGCGGTACCAGTGCCAGTGACTGTTGATGTCTCCTTGATCCGGTCACCTATCTTGAAGGCCATCGGCTTCTCCTAGGTGAGTCGGATTTCAAGGTCTTGAAGTGATAGGGTCTGGCCAGCTGACACGCTTCGTGTGCCGCCAAGATCCCACCAGGCTATGAGTTTGTTTGCAGTATTGTCTGCTGCACCACCCGCATTGTCCATTAGCACAGCATAGGAAGCTGTTCCAGAATCGGGAATAGAACCACCACTCGCAGACCAGCTGATATCTTTCAACCTTATGTAGCCATAGTCATTTGTATCTGCGTCAGCATCAGAGATTACCGTATCGAAATCCGTGGTGCCTAAAGCGAGGGCGGTTCCTCCTGCTGTGTATCCATTTCCAACAGCTATCTCCGTGCTGTTGAGGTCAGCCCATGTTGTATCATCTGCATTGGGTACGTTGGATGACGTAACGAGAGCGATGTACATAACGTCACTTAGCGTGCCGCTTGCGTTTCGCTGCTTGCGGAATACGGTCTCGAGTATCCAAGCCTTGCCCTTGTTTGTGATGCCACTAGCCATGCTTCATCTCCTATTTTGGAAAATTTTTCCAAATTGACAGTTCAATTATACCCTATCTATTTCGGTTATTTCTACGTCCAAACAGCCGGGAGCCAGCACTTCACCCCTGATCACATGGAGTTCGTCTATCTGGTTATCATCTCCATAGATACCAGCGTGCCCCATGGCGTCCAGTGCTGCCTTGTTGATGTTGTCTATGTCCCTGCGCCTGCGGTCAGGCATGGTGGCTATGATGGTTACCTTAAGCCTTTTGAGCAGGGGCCTAGGGTCATTATCACAGTCAGCAAAGCATTCAGCGACAGCAATATCCACGGCGTGGCGGTACTCCCTGCCCTTCTTGGATATTATCACCCTCCCCCTTCCAATGCTACGCCAGTAAGTATTCACGCTCGGAGGATATGGGATTACGATTTCCATTTCTTTGGGTGCCCTTCGTCTTTGATCTGGGAAATATATGTTTCGATCTCCTCCTGGGTAACCCGGTTGGGTGCCCGAAGCGAGGGATCACGGATGCGCAACCATTGCTCTCGGTTGAAATTCAAGGGGTCATACATGAATTTGAAAGCAAGTTGATGTGCATGGGGCATGGCGGCAAGATCATCCATATGGCATTTCTTGCAGGCACGAAAATAATTTTCAAGTGTAGCCCACCTGCCTCGCACGCCATGGCTCTTGCGTTCAATCTCATGTGTCTCGAGTGGGAATCCTTGGTAATGCTCTCGTTCACAGATCCAGCAGTTCATCTGGTTTTCTGCCCATTCTTTTCGGATTTTCAAGGCACCGTTTAACTTCCGCATCAGCCATCTCCTTCATCTTTTTTTCCGTGTAGACGATGAGTGTATCATCATCAAATCCATTCTCAAACATGACGTAATAGATACTACCACCATCGGTTACCATTTTCTTGAGCATCATGGGCCAGCCATATCCTTTCGCTTCTTTACTTCTCTCGTAATGGCGGATCGCAACCAGTTGTGGGCAATGAATGGCTTACCTGCCAGACACCCACTGAGATACCATGTTGGTACATCTTCTACCAGCATGCCCCTGTACCTGCCAAACAGCATGCGTGCGCCCCTCCGTTTGGTTCGCACCCCTGCTTCTGCCAACGGAGCATGTGAGTCTATTCTTCTTTTAGTGTATTTAGCTCTCGCTTCGATCCGCGCACGTTCGGAGCGTTCGCGCGCTTCCCGTTCAATTTTAATTTCCTTGGCTGCCTCGAGCAGGGCCTCGTCTATTCCGCCGGCCTGGTCAGCCTCCAATATATTTTTCTTTGCTCGTTCTATCTCCTCGATCCCCAATGTGCCCGCCATCACGTCGGCACAGGTAATTATTTTGTGTGCCAGGCTCGCATCAACCAGGTCGATCATCTTGAAGTGTGGTTTTTTGCTGGTGGCTATACTTGCCTTACGTGTTTCAGGAGATGACCCATCGAAATCTACCACACCGGGGAGAGGTCGAGTTCCTCTGCCAAATATCTGAGTGTATAAGGTGCGGGAGCGGGTAGGTTTAGCCATCACAATGCACTCAAGTCCGGGGAAATCCCAGCCAGTGGTGAGGATACCCACGTTGCATATGTGTGTGATGCCCTGAGAATCCTCCTGAAAGCTCCTGAGAGCCTCTCTACGGTGCTGTGGTGTACACTTGGACACGTCACTGGCTATCCAATCAGCCTTGATACCGTAGTTGTCAACGAGCCTCTCGGCTACAAGGCGTGCCTCTTCGACGCTTGAACAATACACCACTGTTTTCTTTTTCGCAGTTTCTCTTGCGGTAATGTCAGCAATCTCAAAGATAGTCTCTGAATTTTCAAGCAACCGATTGAGCTGCACTTGATTGAAGTCTCTTCCGTATGCTGTCCCGGTTGTCCCGACACCAGATAAATCAAGTGACTCAAGCTGAATGCAATCAGTCATGGCGGGAACTAACCATCCATCAGGTACGGCATTTGTGATCCCATACTGGAAGGCGCACGTCTCGTATATATTTTTCATTGATTGTTTGTCATGCCTGCGGGCCGTGGCTGTGACCCCAAGAACTTTGGCACCCTGATCTCGGTAGTGGTTAATGAGTTCTTCCCATGCTTTAGTGATGGAAAGATGCGCTTCATCCACAATGACAAGGCCAACATCCCGAAGGCGTTTGTACCTCTTGGGTGTGCCGGATATGAGAGTATCCTTGCTGGCGACGATGAAATCGCTACGGCCCCATGGTGTTTCGACTGACCAGTTGTGAGCCTGTTCGATTGCCGGCTCAACTCCAGTACGAATATATATTTTCTTGGCTGCCTGGCTAATGAGTGTAATGTACGGAGCAATAACCAAGCACCGTCCGTCCTCCCACTCCTTCATGATCTGGGTAAATATCTCTGTCTTGCCTAGGCCGGTAGCAAGTTCGATTAACACCGAGCTGGGGCCGCCTTCATCAGCAAATATATTTTGCACCGCTTCCCTGGCGTCAGCTTGGTATGGTCTCTCTACAAAATAGTTTAGAGACCCTTGCTTTCCTGTGCTGCGCGGCTCAGAAATCCCGTCGAAAAGCATTCTTTGCATTTGTCTCCCTCGCATTTCTCACACTCAGATACTGGTTCGCATTGCTTGAATGCGTCCTCTGCCTCTTTCAGAAGGGCGGTTATTCTTGTTTGTTTCGTGGCGAGATAGTGCCCGGTACTTGGGTCGGCACAAATTATTTTTGTGTCACGAAGGATGCGTTGGATATCAAGAATTGCCCTCCGGTAAGGGACGGCAAGCTGGTCGATGCTTGTCCCCAGCACAGCAATTCCCTCGGAAATTATCTTTGCCTGCTTACCTGGTTCTGCCTTGGCAAGTTCTGCTAGCTCAACCCTACTGACTTTTACTGCACCAGAAAGCACAGCACCCTTGAGGTCATCAGGGAGCATGTCCACATTTTCAGCAAAGGCTTTATCATTACGGATGGTACGAGTTGATACCCCGGCAGCATCGGCTATGACCTGCTCCGCATTACCTCGCTCACCCCAAGCCCCAGACGAGGCACGCTTGGCCCGCATATAGGAAAGTTCTTGAGGCGTCAAGTTACGCCGCCCATACTGGTGCTGGATAATCCATGCCTTGACTTCTTCTTTGGTCTGAGCAGCCAGTACACGGGTTTCATAGGGCAGCCCATGCTGGCAACATATTTTGTAGCGATGGTGCCCGTCCACAATCTTGTTGTCCCATGTCACAATCGGGTCACAGGCTTTCCCTGCATCCACTACGTTTCTTTCAAGCTGGTCGTATTCGTCCTCCGAAAGGGGTCGCAGTAGTCCTTGGAATTCTTTTTCAATTAGTAGTCGCTCGTTCATGAGTTACTCCTTTCTAGCCATTGGCAAGGGCTGCTCGTCTGGCATCGTATTGCTTTTTAAGATCACCCTTTTGATCATCGGAAAATCCAGCTTGCTCGTACTCATCGATGGCTTTATATATATTATCCAACGCATCGATGGAATCAGCTCGCTCGATACCAGTCGCAGCACGCTGGACAAAGAATTCGTTTTCTTCACCCCTGCTTTGCACCGCAGCGTCAGGATCATCGCCAGTTTCAATCAGGAAGAACTCTCGAAGGGCATACTTCTTGGCAAGAGTCATGGCCTTGCTTGCCCTCTTATCACCACCATCACTAGCCTCTGCAAATACCTCAACGAATGCTGTCTCCCCAGTATCTACATGATGAAAAGCAAACACCCTCGTGCCAAGGAATATCGATACACGACTACCTCTGGCAGTAGTATATTCCTCGTTTGAAATGTGTTGGCAGGTGGTGGGATACATGACTATACCGTTCTCAACCATGGCCGGTCTAATCTGCGCAATCAGCTCTGCTTCACCCGCATAGGTGTAACTGAACTTCCCATCGCCTACCTTCCCTTTCTTCTGAACGTATGATACTTCCTTCATTACTGCCAGTTGTGCTGCCGCTAGGCTTGTGTGCTTAGTCATTGGTAATCATGTCCTCTAAATCAACGGTTACTCCCCATCCATCTGTATGCCAGTCACCCATGTCGTGACACCAGCGGATACGATCCAACGTCTGGTGGTTGATCATGCGTGCCTGACCTATCAGATGCTCAGGGATCTCAAGTACAAGTGACTCATACGGAGCAAAGTTCCGTACTGCCACAAACAAAAACCTCTCTGCATGAAAGACATCACAGTAGTGTGCTGCCTGGAAGTGATACCCAAATTTATAAAAGGCATCCCGTGCGAACTCCCTTCCTAGGTGTTGGCGTGTTGTCTTGAAGTCAATGATCACGCCCTGATCTGAAAAATCTGCATCGCACATAGCCTTGCAATCCACACCGGCTATGTTCTC